ATACTATCCCAATCCGTGGCAAATGAAAATGATTCAAGTGTTTGGTACTCAATGGGGCAACTGGGGAACTACATTCATGGTTAACCGTGAAACATTTTCCCAAGACACCAAATATATTAAAAATATTGAACATCTGTCTAATCTTAACTTTGTTAAAGATAGAAAAGCAATGGCAACCAACGTATTGTATGACATTGTTTATATTGATCACGGGAACGTAGATGTATCAACCCTTAAAGATAATATAGTAATTAAATACCAAAACAGTTACATAATCACATTCCAGAAGTTACTAGATATATTACCTGTCAAAAAAGAACACTATGTATGGATAGCAAGTACAGTTTGTGACTACACCAATTTTGACTTTACATATATTTGCGATCCTTTTGCAAAAGAACAATTACATGTATTTCCAAGTGATAAGCAAAAGTTTGGGGACACTTTCTTAGTGGATGTTAATAAATTGCGTACATTGATTGTGGATATGAATGTACTAGAAGATTACAAGAAGATCAACTACAACCAAAGCCAACGAGCAAAACGATTACCCGCACCTATAATTTTTACAGAAAGCGATACCCATGTATCTACTATTGATATTGATTTTAATTTCCCTTATGCTACGTTTCTCACGGTTGACAACAAAGAAATCCAAGTAATTGATACTGAACCAATGAGTCTTTGGACTCCCGAGGCTAAAAGCATTCAGATTACTAGTGTAGGTGGAACACGAATTGTTGTTCCAAAAGAAGCTAAAGAATATGTTAAGCGTGAACTATATGATTACCCTTACATCATTACTAACAGTAGATTAGCAAAGTCTAGCCCGATGGATATCGTATTCTTAAGTAATGGTGAAATAGGTGCAGAAGAAAACTATCAACATTTACTTAAAGTAACTCAAGATTTACCGAATCGTGTAACTAGAGTAGACGGTGTAAATGGTCGGGTAGCAGCCTATCATGCAGCAGCGGCCGCTAGCAATACACCATGGCTGTTTACTGTCTTTGCCAAGTTAAAAGTCAGCAACAAGTTTGATTGGAACTGGCAACCAGATAGATTACAGGAATCCAAAAGTTACGTCTTTCACGCAAAGAATCCTGTCAATGGATTGATCTATGGTCACCAAAGCCTCATATGTTACAACAAGAAACTTGTTCTTGATCAGCACGAGTATGGCATTGACTTCACATTAAGTATGCCACATGAAGTTGTGCCACTGTTGTCTGGTACTGCAAACTATAATACTGATCCGTATGCAACCTGGCGAACGGCCTTTAGAGAGGTAACCAAGTTACGGGATCAGGTAGTAAAGAATCCAGCAGACGATATTTCCGCATTGCGGCTAGAGACCTGGCTTAATAAGGCCGAAGGTGAGTTCAGTCAATGGTCTATTAAGGGAGCAGTTGAAGCAGAAGAATACTATGAAGAAGTAGAAGGTAACTATGAGAAGTTATTGTTGTCATTTGAATGGGTTTGGCTGAAAGAGTTGTTCAACGCTAAACACGGTAGTTTACAATATTTCTATTAGTGTATTTTTCTATACGCCTAATCTTTGCGGGGGCTAAGTTAAACATTATTCCTATCTGTCGTACCGATAGTTCGGTAGTGTTAAATGTGTTGATTATGGTTTGATAAACTTCAGACGGAATGCTACATTGTGAGTTGTTTGATCCTGCGGCTTTCTCCTTTAGTTTTTGTTTAATTTCAGGTCGTTTGGAAGGATTATCAGCCAACATTTGAATAGATATTTCTTTTTTCCGAGCGTCAGATACGGTCCTCCCTCTTCCTGCTGCACTAATCTTTTTGCTTATGTCAGCCGCTTTATCAACTCCGTATATTTCTGCATGAGTTTTCCCCTTACGATCTATTTTCGTTTTGTGAATTTTAGTTTTCTTTGGCCTGCTTGCTGACATGTTTTTGCTGACCTCAGCGGCCCGAGCTTCTCCGAAATAATCTTGATAGCGTAAACCTTTATTCCATGCCGTTATTCCAGCCGGGCCGCCGCCCCCGTCAGACCTGTTTCTAAGAATCCCGGTGCTTATATCTTTTCTACCATACCAGTTAATTAATCTTCGTTCTATTGCTAAAGCGCCTGTCTCAGTGAGGTTAGATTCAACAATGATGATACGAGAAAGACAAGACGGTTTGTTTATAAATTCTGCTTTATTCTTTATCCAGGCTCGTTTGTTTTTTCCTTTTCCTATATAATAGGGAGAACCATCCAAACGCAGATAGGCGTATACATAAAATCCAAATGGGACATTTCGGGTGGAATAAATAATCATGCTGATTGCTCCTTGTTAGCGTTAGAGTAGTTGGGGAGGTCAGATGCCCGCGAACTACACTTTTATTTATCAAAACGATTAACTTTTATCAAAAGTTCTGTTACAATAAATACTGTGATTGGATGAAGTAGAAAGACGCTGGCCCAGAATCAGCAAGAACAGATTAGAATTTTGGTTAACTGTGGGTTCTGGTAAATTTTCCCAATACAGTATCAATGGTTCTTCAGATGCTGTACAATACTATCAAGAGGTTAATGGGGACTTTAACAAGCTAAAACTTAGCTACGACTGGCCGTGGTTACGGGCTTACTATGAGAATAAATACAAAGGAGTGTAAAATAACGCTAGCAAATCTTATTGATCCGCTTGACATTAAATGGTTTTGGGTATATAATACTCTTATCAACTCAAAAAACGGAACAAATATGATAAATGTAATATTATTTTAGCAACTTAGTTGCCCAATAATGGCAATTAAATACATTTCTACTGCGTTATATGTATAGGAGATATATTATGAAAAAATTACTTTTGGCCGCGATTACGTTAACTGTTAGTAATATGGCTTTTGCTGATATGGATTGTAGGTGGGGCGTAGATCGTCGGCACCCTGGATGTGGTCCTCGTGGGGATCACAGAACTGTTATTGTTTACCGCACTGATTGGCTGACCCCGTTGATTATAGGCGGAATTGCAGGGGCAATTATTGTTAATCAGAATCAACAACCGGTAATTGTACAACAACAACCGGTGTTGGTTCAACAACAAACTGGTTGTACAGAATGGAAAGAGATTCAACAATCTGATGGTAAAATTTATCGTGAGCGTAATTGCTATCAACGATGAAAGTAGAAAAAGAAACCATTTATCATTTTACTTGTGCAGAGTGCAAGGTATGGTTTAGTATTGCTACTATGGAAGATTGGAAACCAAAGAAGTTATATTGTCCGCATTGCGGTGAATGTTTTGTATTTGACGATAAATAAAAAGATAGGGGAAATTCCTTCAATTAGGATGTGTTCAAGATTCTGAATCAGCAATGTAAACCATAATGAAGCCGAAATTTATAGATTCTGATGAGGAATATATCCAAGTGTTATACGAGTTAAATCAACTTGATGATGAGGACGACTGGGAGCTATATCAACAACAGGAGAAAAATAGTATTGATAATCAGATAGATACTGAAACATACCTGAGGTATACAGGAAAAAAAGAAAGAATATGTCCTTAGTGGATTTAGTAGCAGCAGACTTAAATTAAGTATGTTGTGAAAAGAGATGATTGTATGAAGTAGATAGAAACGGATTCTGGACGGGGATGCAAATTCCCCCGGGTCCACCAGTAAGTATGCTAGTTTGGATAGGTGCAGGGCAACCCATGTAATACCCGCCCTGCATATGGGTGAATCCTAGTATACTTTCTAATGGGCCTGAATAGTTTCGACAGGGTCAAGAGTATTGAAATGGACAGTCCGGCAATGTAGAAGCCGTTATGATTGAGGTAACTCAGCCAAAGACACAAAAAAAGTAAAAGCAAACGACTCACAGTTTAGCATTGCGGCCTGATAAAGGCAGCTAGGGGAGTTATCCCTCGTAACAGAAAATAGCAAAAAGGCTCTTTGGAGCCTTTTTTACCCAATAAACTTACTTATTGCGTAAGTAGTGTGTATACTTTACAGCATGAACTATTTTATTTGAACAGTATCTTGTTCACTAAATATTAGTCTGGCCTGAAGAAACAGGTTTATATTATAAAGGAAATTAAATTAAATGAAGAAAATTATAGCAATCTTGGCTCTTGCCACTTTCGGCACAGCTTTTGCCGCTGATTATGTATCTGTTGACGTTGATAGCGTTACCGGTCTTAAAGGAGCAAGTAACAGCACAGCACAATATGTTCGTGCCGGTAAAAGTCTTGGTAACTACCAATTTGGGGTACAGTCTCGTACTGCAAACTTCAAGGGCGGTGGTTTGGTAAACAGCACAGAAGTAACCGCTGCTAATAACAAAGTTAGCTTTGCTGGTATTGCACCCTTCGTTGGGGTTGGACATGACAATGGATTCAACGGTGCTAAGGGCTCTGCTTACACATACGGTTTAGTTGGCGCTACAGCCGGTATGAAAGTTGGCCCGGGTTTTGCACTAGTTGGGGTTAAGGCTCGCGTTGGCAGTGATGAGCAAACTCGCACTAATCAGACCGTTGCATTTGCAACTTACAGCATTCCAGTTAGTAAGAATGTTTCTGTTAACTTGAACGCAAGTAAGAGCTACAAAGACATTCGTGAAAATGCTTTAGGCTTAGGGCTATCATTCAACTTCTAATCTAAATTAGAGATTAAAAAGGCTCTTTGGAGCCTTTTTTGTTGGGTGTAATATTACTGTCATAATTGTATAACTAAATATTTGTACAACAAGGAAATTACATGAAAAAATTATTAGCTATTTTATTATCAGTTGTTGCATTAAATGCAACAGCACAAGAAATTACAGGAGCCGGAGCAACATTTCCGGCTCCGTTATATTCAAAGTGGGCAAGCGAGTATAGCAAGAGTACCAATGTCAAAATCAACTATCAATCAGTTGGTTCAGGAGCCGGCCTCAAGCAGATTGAAGCCAAGACAGTTACATTTGGTGCAAGTGATATGCCACTTACAGATGACAAGCTAAAGGAATTGGGCTTGTTCCAGTTCCCCACAGTAATAGGCGGGGTTGTTCCAGTAATCAACCTTAAGGGCATTGAACCAGGACAAATGAAATTAACAGGTGCATTAATTGCTGATATCTTCTTAGGCAAGATTACCAAGTGGGATGATAGTGCTATCAAAGCATTGAACCCAACATTACCTTTACCTAATCAAGCTATCACTGTAGTTCGCAGAGCAGATGGGTCTGGTACAACTTTCATCTGGACTAACTATCTAAGCAAAGTAAGCAAAGAGTTTAAAGAAACTATTGGCGAAGGCACTGCTGTTAATTGGAAAGTAGGAGCAGGCGGAAAAGGTAATGAAGGTGTTGCTGCTATGGTCAGACTACTTCCAGGTACATTGGGATATGTTGAGTTTGCGTATGTTAAACAAACTAAAATGAATTGGGTCAATGTACAAAATAGTGCTGGTACTTGGGTATCACCAACTGAAGAAGCATTCAGAGCCGCAGCAGCAAACGCTGATTGGAACAAGAGTTACTATCAAATACTAACTAATCAAGCAGGCAAAGACGCATGGCCTATCAGTGGAGCAACTTTTATACTGGTATATTTAAAACCCGAAGATGCAGCTAAATCTAAAACTGCTATTGCTTTCTTTGACTGGGTATTTACTAGTGGTGATCGGGCAGCAGATGACCTAGATTATGTTGCATTGCCACTAGCAGTGAAAAACAAGATTCGTGCAGACTGGAAACGGTTGTCACTACACTAAACCGCCCGCAAGATTGAGCGGATGCTGGAACTCGTAACCAGCACTAAGGGCCTTAAAGGGCTCCTTTTTACCTTTTTAGCAACTCGTTTGTGAAATCTAGTAGCAATTCGTGCTGAACACCATTGTGCCAATGGCCCTTCATGTGGCTATAACTATCATACCAAAACTTTTCCGATTCAGGATGACAGCCGATTAGTCCTATGCGTTTTTGATATATTGCCATGGCATCACCGTTTGCATAAGTAGCAACAGTGGTGAATTTGTGTTTATTCCCAACTAACGCACACCCGTCATTGAAGAACATATTCATAGGTTCATTATTCCAGGTAATACTTAAGTTCTTGACATGCGGTCTGCGTGTATCAGTTCCGGGTTGACAGATATATTGAACAGCATCAACCTCATCTAATACATTGAGGTAATGACTACCTGCCCAATAGGCACCCATACAGATACCCAAATATCCACCACCCTTGCGGATGAACTCTCTTACTCTATCACCGTTGTGTTTGAACAGTTGATCAAATGTACTAGCATCCCCTATCCCTCCAGGAACAGCAATCATATCCACATTGTCAAAAAAATCGTATTCTATACTGTTTTTGCTGAATATTTTGAAGTTATAATATTGGCTTAACGCTTTCATTATCCCGTTGCCTGACTGTACCGAGCATTTTGGATCGTACAAAAATAATGCAATTGTAAGTTTCATCACAGTTATTTATGTTTGAATAACTGCTTGACATAAATATAAAAAGATAGTATAATAACAGTATGCAAATTCAAACAGCTTTAGATTGGCAAGAAGTATCAACTAAGATACACAATGATTTGCATCGTCTTGGATATAATCCAGACTTGAAAAAAATGTTCAACAATCTACAATTTATGGTTACTGAGTTAAGCAAACTTGAAGTAACCGGGCGCAGATTAAATTCAACCACGTTAACCCAAACTCATGTAGAGAAAATTAACCAAGCAATAGACCACTTGGAAAAACTGATTCTAATGGGCCTGCTAATGAAGTAAATTTGACATTAAATGATTTTGGGTGTATAATATACTCTTAGACAGTTAATTAAAGGACATTGAAATGAAACAAGACTACACAATGTACATTTACAAATCGGACAAGCGTACTAAATCCGGTGAGCGGCTGGTTTCTACTACTGTTTGGACCAACCGTGATGAAGCCGGAATGAAGCGGGAATGCGCCGAATTGTTCCCCGTGTACCCTGCTAAGTTTGGTTATCGTTTTGAATACTTTCCCAAAATGATAACCGTAAAGAATCTGATGACTGGCAAACCCGTCCAGATTGATCGTGACACCCCTTGGGCTTGTAATCCTGCTAGCGAATCTTATTGGTCCGCTTGACAGTAAATGGTTTTGGGTATATAATAGAATCTTAAACAGTTAATTAAAAGGTTTCAGAATGTTTGCACCCGTCGATCAAAAAGCACAGTTTCGCGTAGGTGCCAAGGTTAAATGCTCTTGGTACGGTTCCGGCGTGTATAAAGTCACCAAGAAGAACTGGGATGCTTCGGGTTTGCTGCATTATACGATTGAAAACGATCTTGAAACTCATCACTTTGTTAGACAAAAAGACTTGGATAAGGCTTGACATTAAATGTGTTTGGGTATATAATCTATACTTAGCCTGTTAATTAAAGGACTACAAAATGCTAGAAATCAAAATAGAAGGTAGTCGCCGCAATAAAAAGTTTGTTGAAGCAATTTTGCCTTCTATTGTAACGCAATTGAAACTTGATTCATGTAAAAAGGCATTGCTGATTCGTTTGTATGATGAATGCAACGATAATGAAGGTACTACTTTGGATCTCAGTGCTGTTACTGGTGCTTATCTAGTGGTGATCAAACCCAAGCGTAAACTGAAAGAAATTGCATTGGCACTTGCCCATGAAATGGTGCATGTAAAGCAAATGGCAAAAGGTATTTTGAAATCCACAAAAAACGGGAACCACATGTGGGCTGGTAAAAGGTATAGTAAGGATACAGCATACCTTTCTCGCCCTTGGGAAATTGAAGCCTTTAGCAAACAAGAGTTGATTCTCCGTCGTGCGATTGAAGAATAATCTCTCCAAAATATATAAAATATTTCTTGACGATAAATCAATTCTCTGTTATACTATGTTTTTAGTTTGATAGTGTTAGTTAAATAAACTTGTAAAGGAAAAGAAAATGGCAGCAGCAGCATCAGTAAGTGACAATCTGACAATCACCAGCGTTCAAACCCGTAAAGCCTTGCTTAAGGCATTCAAGGCAAAGCGTCCTCTTTTTATATGGGGCCCCCCGGGCATCGGTAAAAGTGAAGTTGTAGCAGATGTTACAGCCGAACTCGGCGGGCATATGATTGACTTGCGTATGGCTCAAATGGAACCTACTGACATTCGTGGCATTCCATTCTTCAATCGTGATATCAATAAAATGGATTGGGCTGCTCCGATTGACTTGCCTGATGAGGAACTTGCTAGTCAATATCCCCTCATTGTTCTTTTTCTGGATGAAATGAATAGTGCATCCCCTGCTGTACAGGCTGCAGGCTATCAATTGATTTTGAATCGCCGGGTCGGCAAGTACAAGTTGCCCGATAATGTTGTTATCGTAGCAGCAGGTAATCGTGATAGTGACAAGGGTGTTACTTATCGCATGCCAATGCCCCTTGCTAATCGTTTCTTGCACTTGGAAATGAGAGCCGACTTTACTGCATGGCAGAACTGGGCAGTTAACAAAGGTATCCACAAGGATGTGGTTGGATATCTGTCATTCGCTAAACAAGATTTGTATGAGTTTGACAATAAATCGTCAAGCCGAGCATTCGCTACCCCGCGTAGCTGGTGCTTTGTGTCTGACTTGTTGGACGATGAAAGCGATACTGACAATGACACATTGTTCAATCTGATTGCAGGGTCAGTTGGCGAAGGTCTTGCGGTGAAGTTCTCTGCACACCGCAAAGTTTCAGGTAGGATGCCCGATCCAAGTGACATTCTTTCTGGTAAAGTTACTGACTTGAATGTTAAGGAAATCAGTGCAATGTATTCACTGACTGTTTCACTTTGCTATGAATTGCGTGATGCCCTGCAAGTTGAAAAAGTTTCTATGAAAAAGTTCCACGAAATGTCTGACAATTTCTTGTCTTACATTATGAAAAACTTTGAAACTGAATTGGTTGTGATGGGTGCTAAAATTGCACTTAAGACTTACAAACTCCCAATGGAGCCAAGTCAGTTGAAACACTTTGATGAATTCCATAAGAAGTTTGGAAAGTACATCGTAGACGCAGGTAACTGATTTTATAAGCGAGAATGGTGTGAACATTCTCGCTTTTTTACTTGCAACAAAATGAATTCTATGCTATAATATAGCATATATTTTGATAAAGGACTAAAAATGAGTAGCGTAATTGCCCCGACAAAAAAGAAAAAGCGTAGTGATAAGTTTGATAAACTTGTTGGACCTACTGACCCTAAGATTGATGCACTTGCCCGTGAACGATTGATTACTGCGCGGGTAGGCTTGTTGTTGCGGCATAGTTTCTTTGGTAATCTTGCTACCCGACTATCACTTACTAATGCAGATGAATGGTGTAGTACTGCTGCTACTGACGGCTTGAAATTCTATTACAATAGCCGTTTCATTATGATGTTGAAGCCCAAAGAAGTTGAATTCTTAGTGGGCCATGAAGTCTTGCATGTTGTGTATGATCACATGGGTCGTATCGGTAAGCGTGATCCACAAATTTTTAATATCGCAAATGACTATGCAGTTAACGCAGATTTGAAACGACATAATGTTGGACAGTTTATTACAAGTGTTCCGTGCTTGTACGAAAAGAAATACGATGGCAAATCCAGCGAGGAAATCTATGATGATTTGATGAAAAATGCCAAGCATATTGATATCAATAGTTTGATTGATCAAATGATTGACGATCATATGGAAGGTGAGGGCGAGGGTGAAGGTGATGGCGAAGGAGACAAAAAAGGTAAAGGTCGTCCTAAGATGTCCGATGAAGAACGAGAACGAGTTCGCCAAGAAATTAAACAAGCAATTATCAGTGCAGCATCTAGTGCCGAAGCAGGACAGTTGCCGCTAGGTGTTGAACGACTAATTAAACAACATACTAATCCAGTCATGCCGTGGCGTGAATTGATTCAGCAAAATTTAACTAGTTGTATTCGCACTGACTATTCTTGGATGCGCCCCTCACGCAGAGGCTGGCACATGGATGCTATCATGCCCGGCATGACTCCCGGAGAAGAAATTGATGTTGTGGTAACTCTTGATATGTCAGGTTCTATCAGCAACAAACAAGCACAAGATTTCTTGGGTGAAATCGGTGGCATGATGAATAGTTTTGATGGGTACAAGGTCCACTTGTTTTGTTTTGATACTGATACTTACAATCCACAAGACTTCAACAGCGAGAATATGGATTGTATTGACGAGTATGAGCCACAGGGTGGGGGTGGCACTGATTTTGATTGTATCTTTAAGTACTTGAAAGAAAACGATATTCAGCCAAAGCGACTGATTGTATTTACTGATGGATATCCGTGCGGCAGTTGGGGTTCGCCTGACTATTGTGACACTACTTGGATCATTCACGGTGACCCTGATCCGCATCCCCCGTTTGGGCAATTTGCATTGTATGATGGCAAAGTCAGTTGAAGATTCAACAATCTACGAAAGTCCTGATGGCGGTAAGACGATCTACTCCCGTAAGAGTGGATCGTCTGGTCGGGCAACTCATCCGCAGGTAATACGCAGAGAAGATACCACATTAAGAGATCAAATGATTGCAGATCAGTTGTGGTATAAGATTCGCCGTGAAGCAAAAACAAACGCTACATTAGCTGATATATTAGAACAGGCAAAGATGGTATATGCGCTCATCAAAAAAGAAAACAACTAGATTTGTTGTCATGTGGGACATGACTGGATTGGAATGTCTAATCAATGTTAACCGCGTAGAAAAGGAACATGAGCAATGGGAAAAAGAAAACATTTTTCGTATTCTCAAGGAAGACAACACAGCCTTGCGACCGGCACCTGTTCCATTACAAATGATGATAATGCGGGCCAGCGCAAACCCACAACGGCATTATGAAATCTATGCATTTGATTCAGTGATAGCTGAAACAGATATTAGAGAAACATTTGAAACTAGTCCTCAAGTGATGGTTGATGCCATTCGTAATGTAGGCTATAAATTTTATAGTAATAGAGCAACACAGAAAGCGGTGATTGTATGATGTATGTTGGAACAAGTTTGGGTAGATGTTTGCGTAGTCTATTACTGGGCGAAGTGTCCGAGGCGGAGGTTTTGATAATTATCACCCGAACTTCATCACAAAATGTTGAACAATTTATCAGTGTAGTTAAAACTTATTATGAAGAAGGTAATTTCTCGGTTCACAGTCCAGAATTGTATGATCTTACAGTTAAGACATGGGATGAGGTAGAAAAACTTGCTACTGATTTGTATAAAGGTGGCAAGATTCATCAGCCAAGAAACTTTGTGAGTCTAGGTGGTCGTTTCATTCATCCTGAGTTGAGTAATGATATTTGGGTAGAAGTAGCTCCCAAGAGCCGTAACACTACCCCTGCGGTTATGCAAGCATACGAGCAATATAAATTGCTTGACTCATTAACCCAATAATACTCATAAAAATATTTCATAGTATATTTTAGCTATTAAATATCTATTGTATTCAAGGAGAATAATATGAGTTTTTTAAAGCATGTTGGTAAACAAGGTGAACGTAAGGTTGCTATCATTTTTCGTGAGGTTCCTGGGGAACCTCATATGTGTCTTGTAACATTTACGGAGACACTAAATCAACACATACATGATCCACTGATTCGGTGTATTGAAAGTGATATTGGTCAACATGCTGAATCATTATCAGATGCATTACACCGCACTTTGGGTTTAGATGGTAAACCAATTTTACAAACATTGCATCGTGAAGGTTTACTAAAGAAAGTAAACACAGAGAATATTATTGTCACCCCTAATCCTCAAACTAAAATTAAATTAAGTGAACTTAATAAAATTTTAACTGAGATGAAACAGGGAGAAGATGCTGTTAAACGCATGGCTGACATTGATCAAAGCCGAGGCATGCAAATTCCAGCTGAGGTTGCTCGTAGACAGCGTGAAAACAAAACCCGTGATGCTAAGGTTCAACAATCGCCGTTGCTGGCAAGTAACAACAGTGCATTAGATGATAATGCAATTGCAAATAATTTGCGTACACAAGCTGCAAGGATGGCGACTGAAGCTAAAGGATTGTTAGCGGAATGTGAAATATTATTAAAACAAGCTAATAGCATGGATCCTCCACTAGTAGCAAAGAAACCTAAAACTGCTAAGAAATCCTTAGTAGTTGAGGTGCCGGTAGTTGCAACGCCTGAACACAAAGTAAAGAAAACAAAAGCAAAAGTTAGTGCATAATGAGCCCGGAATTCATTGAAAAGTGGGAACACATCCTTGAAGATGTGGAAACAACTAAAATACCAGTGGAATTTATCAAGAAAATGGTAGTTAAACTTAATGGTAAAAAACAACATACCATTAACATTGAAAAGTTTTTAAAGCAAGGATTAGGGCCAGACCAGATAGAAGATATTGTAAGTAGAAAATTGCAAGAATTAGATGACTCTAGTGTTGGTATTGAGTTTATACTTAATGTGCAAAACATTGCTGATACAGTACAACCTACTACAGATGACCTTTTGAAAAACTTACTTTGATATAAAAGCAGCATGAGGCAATATTTAGAATTATTAAAAGATATCTTAACTAACGGTGAAGTTAAGGATGATCGTACCGGAGTGGGTACAATTTCTTTATTTGCCAAACAGCTTAGATTTGATTTGAGAAAGGGATTTCCGGCAGTAACTACTAAAAAACTTGCTTGGAAAGCGTGTGTGGGCGAACTACTTTGGTTCATTGAGGGTAGCCGAGATGAACGCAGATTAGCAGAACTTACACATGGCACCCGTGACGGTGTTGTAACCATCTGGACACCAAACGCACTTGCTCCATATTGGAAACCTAAAGCAAAGTTTGAAGGTGACCTAGGTCGTGTATATGGCGTACAATGGAGACATTGGCTTACTCCTGTAACACATAAGAGCGAAGTATTTATGGATGAGTTTGGATCATCTTACAATCGCAAAGGTAGCATACATCATAAAGAAATAGATCAATTAAAAATTCTAATAGAGGGTATCAAAAAAGACCCCAATGGCCGTAGACATATACTTACTGCCTGGAATCCCGGAGAGTTAGATCAAATGGCCTTGCCACCGTGTCATGTATTATGCCAATTCTATGTCAACAAGAATAAAGAACTCTCTTGTCATATGTACCAAAGAAGTGTGGATGTTTTTCTTGGCCTTCCCTTTAATATTGCTAGCTATGCGTTACTCACTCATTTAATGGCACAAGTATGTGGATTAGGTGTTGCTGAATTAGTTATCAGCACAGGTGATACACATATCTATAGTAATCATGTTGAACAAGTTAAAGAGCAACTAAGCCGTAACCCATTAGCATTACCTACATTGAAAATTAATCATACTATAAAAAACATAGATGATTTTATACCCGAAGATATTGAGTTAGTTGAATACAAATGCTATACTGCTATTAAAGCAGATATGGCAGTATGATTGACTTACTGGAAGAAAAAACAATTGAAGTTGTAGCACACATCATTTATATGAGTGATGTGGAGGATCCTGATTTGTTTGTTGCCGAGCCTATTTACAAATGGCAACAAACAGATGAAGGCAAATGGATTATGCAAAATAGTAATCCTATACCAATGTGGAAAAGAACTTACGATACCAAGTCCTATTTTGGTTATGCATATTACATACATGCTTATTTGAAACCAAAAGAGTATACCTATTGGAGTTTAAAATATAAATGAATATATTAGTAACAGGAGGATTAGGTCTTATTGGACATAATGTAGTCACCCGACTACAAGACCAAGGTCACCTAGTATCTATAGTTGATAACAAAACTAATTATGGAATCATCCCGCAAGATGAGATTGATTATTTGATGCATGGACGGCAAAAGAAGATTGGTGACAATAGTTTTGTTTATACCAAAGATATCGCAGATGCGGAAGATATGGATAGAATCTTCAGTATTGAAGAACCAGAAATAGTTATTCATCTGGCTAGTTTCCCTAGACAAAAGGTAGTTAATAGTGATCCTGCCATGGGAAGTCGTGTTATGAGTGAAGGGTTACTAAACTTGCTAGAAGCTAGTGTGAAGTATGAAGTACGAAAGTTTGTATATATCAGTAGTTCAATGGTATACGGGGACTTTGCTGATAATGTCTCAGAGGATGCTATATGTAAGCCACAAGGTCAATATGGAATTATGAAACTTGCAGGTGAATTGCTAGTCAAGGATTACACCCGTAGAACTAATCTGATTCACACTATAATTCGTCCAAGTGCTGTTTACGGTCCACTTGATGTTGAAGATAGAGTTATTGCAAAGTTTATGCTTGCTGCAATGCGTGGTGAGACATTGTATGTTAACGGTGCAAATGAAACACTGGACTTTACTTGGGTTGAAGATGCCGCAGATGGCATTGTTGCAGCCGCATTGAGTGACAACACAGAGAACAAGACATATAATATAACAAAGTCACATGGCAGAACTTTATTAGAGGCAGCACAACTAGTGTTGAGGTTAGCAGGTGGCGGAACATTAGTAGTTGAAGCCAAAGATAAAGACTTTCCAAGTCGCGGTGCATTGAATATTGATGCCGCTCGTAGAGACTTTGGATTTGATCCCAAAGTAGAAGTAGAAGAAGGGTTTCAAAAGTATTATGAATGGTTGGAAAATTCCACATTTTGGTCTCCAAAGACAGTATAGGAATCTCAAAGATGAATTACTTGATGCAACTGATCGTGCATTAAGTACCGGTCAACTTGTGGGTGGAAAATATACTAAAGATTTTGAAAGTTGGTTAGCAGCTAAGACTAAAGCAAGATATGCGATAACAGTTCATAGCGGTAGTCAAGCATTAGAGATAATTGCCAGACATGCTTTATTATTACATTATGAAAATAATAAAACTACACCAACAATAAAAATTCCTAACTTAACTTACCCTGCAACACTTAATGCATTTTTAAATGCAGGATGGAAAGTACAATTAGTTGATACCGATAAATATGGTATTCTGATTGCTGAGCCTAGTGTATATACTTGTTTAGTAGGTTTATATGGTAGAAAACCTTGGGCTCACCTAACATACAGTAATGTTTTTTCTTGTATTGTAGATGGGGCACAACATTGGTTATGTGCTGACGGAGACATTGGTAGTGGTATGGCAATTAGCTTTGACCCTACAAAGAACTTACCTAGTTCAGGCAACGGCGGTGCTATTGTAACTAATATGGTAGAATTGTATAAATTTGCGATAGATTACAAAGATAACGGAAAGTCAACTGATTTTTCTCATCCTGGAACTAATTCTAAAATGAGTGAACAAGATTGTGCTCAATTGTTAGTACGAACAAAATATATAGATGAATGGCAAGAGCGTAGACACGAAATTGCTAATTACTGGATTGAGTGTTTTAAAGATTTACCACTACGGTGTTTAACCGATTCAATTGGCCCGCATGCCCATCAGAAATTTGTAATGTATATGCCGGATAGAAATTCATTACATACGCACTTGATAACTGAAGGAGTAGAATCAAAAATTCATTATGACTATACATTAGGTGATCTACCAATGAGTAAAAATTTAGTAAAACCCGATATGCTAAGTACTAGTGTTATGCTTAGTAGAGGGGTATTGAGTTTGCCATTATACCCTGAGTTGGCTGACGAAGAAGTAGAATATATCGCAGAAAAAGTAAACTCGTACTTTAGATAAATAAGTGAATGTGGCTACTATCATTTCTTCCTGAAGCTGTAACTCATTTAATCTTATTTGCAGGGATCATAGGAGTTATTGCTGGATTTGTTTTAGGATTTATCCCGTTTATCTCTACTTATAAACTACCTATACAAATTATAAGCATATTAGTATTAAGTTTTGGCTTATACTTAGAAGGTGGATTAGCTGAACAAGCAATTTGGCAGCTTAAAGTCAAAGAAATGGAAGCTAGTGTTGCCAAAGCAGAGGCAGCATCACAGCAGGTAACCACTTCAGTTGTTACTAAGATACTTACAAAGAAACAAATAATCAAAGAAAAGGGAGATGATATAGTACAATATATTGACAGGGAAGTTGTAAAATACAACAATACATGTACTATCCCAGAAGTAGTTATTACTGCACACAACGCAGCAGCTAAAAATGAACCTATTCAAATAGAAGTTCCTACTGATTTGCATAATAAATTAGCAAACCCTCCGATGATATTGGCCCCAAAGAAATGAAAAAGCTAATACTATTATCGGTAATCTTTTTATCAGCGTGTAGTACCGTTGTTCCTGTGAAACAGAAATTCCCTGACTTTCCTGAAGCATTGTCACAAACATGCAAACCTTTACAGCTAATTGAAGGGACCACTACAACATTAAGCCATTTAATGGCAGTTGTGGCAAAAAACTACGCCACAAGACATGAATGTGCTGCACAATTAGAAGCAATACTTGAGTGGTATACAGAGCAGAAGAAGATTTTTGATCAAGTCAATTCTGACTAATCCCTAAATAGTGATAAATACACTATAGGATTTAGACATGACCCAAGAAATAATCAATATAGGTGCACAACCCAATGACGGTGAAGGTGATCCGTTACGCACAGCCTTTGCAAAGATTAACAATAACTTCACGCAGTTATTCTCTACTGGATTTTTCACTTCAAATGCATATTCTACTGGTGATACAGCCGGACAAGTTATATTTGAATCCCCGGTAGAAACATTTACCCAGGGTATATTTCAGATTAATTCTAATGATACTACTTCAACTGATACGGAAAACATAATGTTAAATGTCTCCGTAATAAATGATGGTAGTGGATTAAGGTGGAATGGGCACAATACACTGTTCAACGGTAATGCTCTTACCGGGTATGACATGGACATATTTGATGCTAATGTAAGAATACTAGTTAATCCATTAGTAGATACTACAATATTTCATTTTATATCAGCACAGATAACTTGGACAGGAGTTCCTATTCTTGGATTGAACTTGATTACTGACGTAGCAGTTGATCCTCTTATAATAGACACGGAAACTGATTTCAGTATAGAAACTGAAAATCAAGTAACAGTATGAGAGCAAAAGAATTCATAACAGAACAAAGCAATTTACCAGATAGGATTGCTAATCCGTTACCGGCAACATGGGTAATACCAGAGTTACAGAATCAAAATGCATATTTACAATATAGATTTTCTATAGCATTAGCCGGCGCAAAAGCGACTCGCAATGGTGATATACCTAAACTAAATAAAGATTCTGTTTGGGGAGAAAATCAAATTGTTTCGGGTTATATGAATCCAGACATTGATAAAGATATTGATTTTGCTTTAGATGAAATGGGGCTAAAAGGTAAAGTATTAGTTACCAGCAAAGAAAGCGAAGAAACAAGTGACACCGGTATAAATAGCCCAGTAAAGCCCTTTAAGGGATATCCAAAATGAGAGCAAATGAATTTGTAGCTGAGAGTAAAATGGGAAAAATATCCGCCCAGCAACATCAATCATCTGTTGGATTGAATGTTTTTTCAAAGAAAATAGACACCTATGATAGATTATACGATTTAAATCGGTTAATGATGGCTGTAGCATGTAGTGATGGAGTGAATCCAATAGAAATGGATGCTGAAAGTTGGGTAGGCAAACATAACACTACACACCCCTATACTAAAGAAGAACAAGATATGTTAATTTTAGCATATAAAGCTGCCGGACTGGAGTATAAAGATTTGAATAACGGTGATTTAAGTAGCAAAGAGTTAGAGGGAGTAAACACACAAAGTATAGTTAACCCATTCAAAGGTTACAAAAGAAAATAAACGGTAACAGATTTTTAGAATAAGTAATTATATCAAATTACAGGATTCTTAATGATTGATATCAACAAAACACTTGACTTAGTAAAATTAAAGTTTTATAACGAATATTTATATACTGCCCATATCTATTCAGAAGGGGATAGTCAAATGCACAAGGGGCTAACTGAACACGTTGTCAAACAATACATAGATCCATTAAATCTTCCTAAAAATAGCAAAATATTAGATTTAGGATGTGGCCCGGGCTATTTCTTGGATGAAATGAAAAAGCGTGAGTACACTGATTTAACCGGAGTAACATTAAGTATCGAGGATATTAAAATATGCGAAAATAAAGGTCATACTATCAAACAGTTTGATTTAAGTTTTCTTCCTCAACGCGAAGGATACTATGATGAATCAGTTGATTTTATCTTCTTACGCCATGCTTTGGAACATAGTCCATATCCTATTTTTAGTTTAATAGAATACAATCGTATTCTTAAACAGCATGGTAAGATTTACATTGAAGTTCCTCAGCCGGATTGTGATAGAAAACATGAAAATAATTTGAATCATTACAGTATTCTAGGACAAACTCAACTGGCAGCATTGATTACACGCACTGGATTCAACATTAATAGATTTGAAAACTTTGAATTTGATATAACGTACCCTAATTCAGAAGATCCTGAAGGCCCAAAACAAGTGGCAAGAGAAAAGTTCTATTGTATTGTTGCGACAAAGCAGCGACCATTAGATATTAAATAAGTTTCTTAAGATAAATACTCTCTATAC